CCCCCGTGCGACATTCAGGTCAGCGGAAGTCGCCTCGCCTGACATCACGCGATCCAGCAGTTCTTGAGCAACAGCGTTGTGTAGGTCAGTCAGAATCTTTTCTTTATCCATTGAATCGGTCTCCGATAAAATCCATTAAGAAAGCGGCTCCTGCCCCGATGATTGCGGCGGCTCCTAAGAACCAAGACTTAGACTGTTCGAGATCCCTTAGACGCTTGTCGTGTCGATCTAACTCTTCGTCGTGGATCGCCTGTCTCGCTATGAGGGCGTCTACCTTTCCCTCAAGACGGCCAAGTGCAATTAGAATCTCATTGTCCATCTATTAGACCCCACTGAAGTCTACGAGTGTCGCGGTTTTCGTAACGCCGCCTGCGGTGATCTTGATCAGGATGTCGCCGTCGTCTCCTGTGCCTGTGCCGTCAGACATCCAGATGACCGCTTCTCCTTCAGCGGGATTAGCGGGGTCGCTACTGGCTTCCTTAACCTTCACCGTAGACGGGGGAATAAAGGCTGCGGGGAGTAGTCCTGAACTGTCTAACTGAACAAGCAGTCCGTCGTTTGCCGCTGAAGTCGTGAGGGTCGTCTTCGACGCCTTCTCAGTAGTCTTTACGACACCCGTGGTCATCTCTGCTGAAACTCTTGTAGTCATGAGTTGATTTCCTTAAATGATTACCGCTTGATGCCGTAAAGATGCACTCTTCCTGATGTAATGTTTGTGACTGAACTGCTATTTTGAGTCGCTGAATAGTTTGCAAACACCCAAATTCGATACAATTTACTGACAGAAGTGTTACAGGCACACACTGCGGGCCACGTGAGGAAAGCCTCACCACCCGATTGGTATCTCCACACGTCCCACATAGTCAAAACTTCGTTAGTCCTCAAGATGAAATCTATGCAACCCCGGTAAGTGGGGGTGTTTTGATTCCCAATTTTATCTACCACCGTACTGCCGTAACTACTTCTGATACTACCATTGCTGTTGTTCCAAATGAAACCCGGCCCACTAGTAATTGAACCGCTTGCGGTCTGCCCGCCCTTATTGACACCCCCGGTTGTCCAGTTTTGAGTAGACCCGCCGGAATTCGTCAACGCCCTTGCATCTCCAGTGAACCCGTCAGGAGTTTCGTGGATACCGATTGCAAGGCCGTAATAATTACTTGATGGGAAGACTACATCTTCAAGCACGAGTTTGAGCATCGAATATCTGGCGGCCCAGTCAACACCGCTCGCTCTAGTGAGAGCCGCCTTGTCTGAACTAAACGTGTGCGAGGCGATCAATTCATACTTGTTGGACGCCGTGACCGCATCGGCTGAACTGGATATTGCTTGATCTATCTGCTTCTTGGCCGGGATCGCGGTGTTTTGCATGTCAGCGTAGGTAACCGTGCTTGCAAAGTCACCTGATCCTGAGGCATACCGGAAGTACGCTGGTGAAGTTCCGGTTTCGCCGCTCAAGCCTCCTTGAGTCTCGGGAACCATAAAACCTCCGCAAGTCAACCCGTAATTAGTGACTTGGAAATACGGACCTTCAGTAGCCGCCCCGCCTTGGGTGAATACACGCGAGCCGTGGCCTCCATAAGTCACCCCGCTTCCGTTTCCTCCCAAAGCCATCTTAGGACCGCTGGACTGGACGCCAAACCCACCGGGAACGGTAGTGGTTACTGATCGGATAGACCCCGAGTTGTCGGTTCCCCAGTGTTCCATACCGATGTTATGGACTTGATCAATGGCGTCGTTTGTAATCTCAATCTTGCCGGAGCCGATAGCGAATGTACTGCCGTCAACCAGCGTGACGTTGCCAAGAGACGACGCTGCGGTTGTCGAGAAGCCGCCGGAAGTTACCGTTCCGGTTGCCGTGATCGCTCCCGTAGTAACAATAGCACCGCCGTAGGTCACATAAAAACTGTTGACGAGGCTCCCGTCAGACTGACCCTTGTCCACCCTGAGTGCGTAGTTTCCGTCAGCAGCCGTCTGGTTTCCTTGGATCGACAGGTGGCCTCGATTGCTGTCCAGCACCTGCATGACCGCCCCGTACTGGTTGTGCTTATCGCCGCTCGTCAGATCTTGGTTGGCGATCTCCAACGAGTTTGTCGAAAGTTTGGTGGTCGCTGTTGAACCCGCAGCCCCATCTCCCAGAAGCACGGATCCATCAGCCTCGACACGGAAGAAATCTGTCCCGGATGAGTCGTCAGCCTTGATGAGGTCTCCGGTCTGTCCCGCAATCTTTTCAATAGCCAGCGAAACACCAGCGGTAGTCGCTGACTTGAAAGGAGCCACCAAGGTGTTCCGAGTCGTTCCGAAGTTCCGGCAGACGATGTCCTTGCCGTTCGCTATTTCTTGGGACTGACCCGTGGCGGCGTTCATGAACTTAATCGTGTAGGACTCTCCTACCTCATTGACGTCGTAATCGCCATCAGTGCCTGTAGCACTAGGCCGCTGCATGACGCCATCGACTTCCACAATGAACATGTTGTTGACTGCGGTTGACGGAACAGGGGTGGTCAAAGTGAACACCCGGTCGTTGCCTACGATGTCTCCAGCCGCTGTAGTAAACGTCCAGAACTGCGGGGTCACCCCGCCTGAGGCCGATCCATACAGGCTCAGTTGGTTGACGTATCCTAGAGTCACCGAGTCACCGTCGTTGACCCCTAGACCGAGGTTCTTGATGACCCTGCCGCCCGCGTCGTACTTGCCGTCCGTGGCAATCGGCAGGGTTCCGCCGACGTCGTCCTTGTTTTCTTGTACGACATACAGCAACTGAGTGTTCTGCGTGTTGAGATCTGACGCCTTTAGGACAGACCCATCAGTAAAGGTTCGACTCAGGGCGGTAATGTCTGTGGTCCGGCCAATACGAACGATATCTGAAGCATTCAAGTCGATTCCGCCGCTGGCTGCGGTCTTAATAGTGACCGACAGCGAGGGAGAAGTCTCTACCGTGAATTGGCTGGACGTCAGAGTCGTAACCTCTCCAAGGCTCGTCGTCCGGGTGACGTAGATGTCCGCACTAGAGACGAACTGAAGTGTCGTTGGAGTGAACTTTTGTAGGCTGAGTTGGTCCCCGGCCAGATCGCCGGTCGTACCGTAGTCAATGTATGAGAATGGCATGGTTTAATCCTGTTTCGGGAACTTGTTGATGAAGAGTCTGTTGATGGTTTGATCGAGACCGGGCATCTTGGTGGCCCAGATGAGTGACTGCATGTGCCTGAGATCCTGCTGAGACAAACTGTCGTCTCGGAATGCGAATCCGCTGAGTTCTCGGAACGCGGGCCACGCCTTCTTGTAGATCAGGTTCCCCGGCACGGATCCCATAATAGGATCGATTCCGAGTCCGGTAGTCCGCATACTGTCGTCGAACACACCCTTGCCCGTTAGCATCCAAGCACCGCTGTCAATGAGTGCCGGGAATATCGAAGAGTAAGAACCCCGAAGGATTCCAGCCTTGATCAGGTTTTCTTGAGAGAACTTCTTCGTCAAATAGAGGCTCCGCTCCCTTTCTTCCATGCCGATGGCACGGTAATAAGATTGTGCTTGGTAGGCGACTACGCCCAGTCCACACGCTCCCACGAAGTTGACGGCTTCATGAGCATCGCCACGAGCGATACCTGCTGCCAACTGCTTAGACTTTGAGGCCAACGCGAACACCCGGTATTGAGCGATCATCTTGCCGACTCCAGTGTTCACCCAGTAAGGAGACTCACCAAACGACTGTCGCTGGACCATGTGATCCGAGTGACGTCGCAACGCCAACGCGAACTTGTCCATGATGGCTTGGTCCTTGGCCTTTGAAAGATCAAGGTTCTTGACGGTGTACCGCCCAAACATTCCCGGTTCTGTAGTTACTAGACTTGGATCTCGCAGAGCCACGCTTAGACGCTCTAGATCCTCTCCAGTCATCCCGAGTTGCTCAAACCGAGCCTTGGAGTTCTTCCACCAGCCTCGGTTAAGAACAGCCTTACCGTCCGGGCCAATCTTGTACGCTTCGTTCACGAAGTGCTGGAAGGAAGACCGCACAGCCCACCGACGTAAGAATGTGTCCATAGGCATGATGCCCAGCGGGTTCAACGCTGCCACCTGACGCCCGTGTTCAAGGTACTTCAACGCCCCGCTGCTGAGGTAATCCTCGTCAATACCCATGTCATCAAGACGCCGCATGAAGTGGTCGCCTCGACGGTAATCTCCTCCCACTCCCGTGAACGTCTCTAGACACGACGTAAAGTCGTCTCGGAATTGAGCAAGCCCCAGCCCCTGCCTTCCTGTGGCGAGGTCTCTAATCCCCATCGTAAAGACGTTGCCCACTTCTTTAAGACTAGGGAGTTGCTGGAAAGCGGCGTTAAAGCCTGTTCGAGCAATAATTGAGGCTATTTCAGGGATCTGAGCAAACCCAAGAGTCATGCCGATGGTTGCCTGAGCAAACGCATTGGAACCCATCGCCCACTTCATGAGTTTAGGGCTGTTGTAAATGGGCTGCCCGCTCAAAGTCTTGTATGCGTGATCAAACATATCCTCTGCAAACGTGGGCGATTCAGGGCTTACTTGTTCTCCAGATTCTCTGACAGACTTACGGATGGCTTTCTGAGCGTCTCCCAACGTCATGTCGGCGTTTCCAAAGACAGCCTTCATTCCCTTGCGGACTTCAGATCCCCCGATGACCTTGTGAGCGTACCTCGTCACATTCGGAAGGATGTTGTTGTTCATCAGTTCATCGATGTGAACGGTCCTGCCGCCCATAGTCATCGAGAACGTCTCATCCAAGTCGATCCTCCGCTTTCCGTAAGACAGGTGTGGCTGATTGTCGATTGACGGAATCACGGCGTCAATAAAGTCGTCTACTTCCCGTCCAATATCTCCTCGGACTTCGTCAGTCATTTCACGTCCGGCAATACGGGCGTCCTCCAAGAACTCCTTGGTAATCTCTTCCTTCATCCTCTTGAGCATGTCCCCCGTCTTTTTCCAATCGCGGGCAGACTGGGGTTCACTGCCGTATTCGACAATCCTCTTAGCGATCTTCCTCGCTTTAGTGATGTCAATACCGGCGGCTCTAGTGTTCTTGTGGTTCATCACTGCTTTAGCGATAAACTCAGTGACCTGCTCTTCGCCGAACTCGTCGATCAAAGCGTTGAACTGCTGAGGCTTCCAAGCCCGGTGGAAATAAGTGGCCGACTCAGGGAACGATTTATTAAAGACGCCTGACTCCAGACCGTACTTCCTGAGATCTGCGTGGAATCGACGGAGTCCGTTGACCGCGATAGCCTCAGGACCAGTGACTTCGTCGCCACGCCGCAACGCACGGACAACTTCGAGTTCATCCAGTTTACGGCCCTCTGCCCGTGCGGCTGCCTTCGCTTCTTCCAGAGCCTGTCCCAACTTGCCGAGGTGTCGTTCAACATTCAGACGAACAACTGTAGTTACGTTGTTTCCTCCGCCCCTCGGATTCTCAAGGAACGTATCGGCAAACCGGCGGACCAGATCGGAGTCACTACGCAATAGTCGGAGGGTTACGGGAGCGAACGCTTTATAGATAAGCCTGAAGCCCGGAATGTCGCCCATGACTTCTATTGCTCTGCCTATTGCTTCTCTTACGCCCATCCCGTGGCCGGACACCGTGTACTTACCGGGATCTCCACCCAACGCCATCTCATCCAACTGAGCCATGTCAGAACTGGATCCGATAGCAATAGGCTTGCCGTCTGGTCCCATAGCGACGACTTCAGGCTCCTCCATCGGGTGGACGCCGGGGTCATTCTTAGCCTTGGGGATGTCAGGGACAATGTCCGCATCGACCTTCTGATCAATCCCCCTCTTCACCATGAAGATGTTCTCGCCCTCTCCGGGGACAAACAGAGATCCATCTTCTCGGACACGAACGCCGGACTTCAGTTTCATCGAGGTCGTGTCAGCGATCAACTCGCCTTCCTTGGCGGCCTTGGCCCGCTTCCGCATCTCATCGGCGAACTCCTTGGCGAGTTCTTCAGGGTTCTCAATGCCGGACTTCTTGAACCAATCAGACAAGACCTTCTTCTGCTCCAGACCCTTGCCGGTGTGTAGAGACCAGAGAGCCTTCTCCAGCGGCCCTCTAAAAGTCACCTTAACGCCCTTGATACTGGTAGAAGTACGAAGGCGAACGCCCTTAGGCAACTTCGGCATCTGATCGACCATGACGAATCCACGGTCAGCCGCAAACTTCCTCGCCTTGACAATGGCGTTGACCAAGGTCTTACCGCCGCGATCAATCGTTTTCTGGGGGATTCCG